TTACGATCGGAAATCTTGGTGTATTCTTGGAGTTGTGCAAGGACATACTTTTCATTTGGTGTGCAATCAGGACACTTCCATGTTGGTTCCTTATATTCTACCACCTCAATAGGAACTGCCTTCTCCATGTTGACAGTTACATCAACTTCAGGTGGGTTTTTGATCTCACTGATACTTGGATAAGCACAAGCAGCAGGAATAATAGATGCCAAAGCAAGTGGTAGAAACTTAGTAAACACGTAATTCATAGAACTCAACATTCGTCACAAGGATTTAATCCTTCACACGACTCAAAGTAATCCTTGCGGTAGTAACGACCGAGGATGTTGCTATTATAATACTTCGGTTCCCCATTGTCAAGAGATTCACTCAAGACATTATTTACAAATAATTGTCGAGTCTCCTCAAAGTTTGTTCTCCCTTTAGTTTCATGCAAAGAAAGAATTTCTCTTTTAAAGTTCTCGTTTCCAAATTTTTTCACATCCTCCTTTAATTCTGGACAAGATCCATAATATTTTTTCCAATCCGATTCTTGTTTTACTTTTCTCTTTTTTCCTTTAGGAGTTCTAAACGACCAAAAGTATTTTCTCCCAATGTACTGTCGTTGGTTTGTGAGATTGGTAATGAGGTAAACAAAACCAAAGTAATCCCCAACATCAATACTATCAAAAGTTCGTTCCATGTAAGTCCAAGGATTTGAATAATCTTTACTCTTTGCCACATAATTATAACATTATGTCCTTATTTATTTCTTTCCAGATGTATATATGCTCCATCATTCCAATCTCCATCCCATGGGTCAGGAAACAAATTTTTAGGAATTATAGTTTCCACACTTGAAATAGGTTCTTCAGATCCTCGATCAACAACTTCATTTTTAATCCTAAGAGTTGGAAGGTGAGGAACTTCAGAAGGTTCAATCTCTACTGTAGTATTTCTTTTGATGGAGTGCTCATTGTCCCACAATTCATGTAAATCTTCTATCTGATTATCAACATCAGACATAGTTTGTTTTAGTTTACCCTCCCAATACCACATTTCTACATAAGAAAATAAGTGCATAAAAATAATATTAAGAGGTGGTTTTCTCTTGGATATCCACCTCTTAATTTTTTGTATGGTAGTTTCCTTCTCTTTGTCGAAAACTACCTCAAATTCATAACTGAAATCCTGAAAAGGTATCTTTTTTGACATCTTGCTTAATACCACCAACTACATAACTTTCAACTTCAGTCTCTTGTGGTGCAACCTGTAATCCTTTGGAAGAGATCCAGTGTTGTGTCCAAGGAAGTGGATTGTTCTTAGCAGAAATATCATATACTGGTTTAAGACCAATGGCCTTCAACCTACGATTAGCTGTCCACTCAACATATTGTTGAAGAAGTTTGTCATTTAAGCCAATCATACTTCCATCTTTGAAGAGATAGTCTGCCCATCTCTTCTCTTCATTTACAGCACGATCAAACATCTTATAAGTCCACTCTTCCTCTTCTTTCATGATCTGTTTCATTTCAGGATCATCACCAGATTTCCACTTATTCAAAATATTTTGAGTGATTGCTAAGTGTTGGTTTTCGTCTCTGGCGATAAGAGAGATGATTTTAGCTGATCCTTCCATAAGCTTAAGTTCACCGAAGGCGAAACTACAAGCAAAACTAACGTAGAACCTAATACCTTCAAGAATGTTAACGTTGGCGACTGCCCTGTATAATTTTCGTTTGACATCTTTTAATGATTGTTGTGCGTGTGTAACATCTTCTAAACGATGAATCCAATCATTACCACTTGAATAATTTTGAGCTGTTTGAATAAAATTGTCATAGGATTCTGTAACACTACTAGCGCGTTCCAGAATTCTCTCATCAGTAATAATAGTATCAAACACTTGAGATGGGTCTGCATAGACGTTCTTGATAATATATGTGTAAGAACGACTATGGATCATTTCCATGAATCCCCACACTTCCATACATGCTTCTAACTCGGGTAGACTGCAATAAGGTATAAAAGCCATCCCAGGACCACGCCCTTGTATGGAGTCAAGCATAATCTGATATTTGAGGTTACTTGTATAGATATGCTTTTGTTCAGGACGAAGTGTCTGATAATCTCCACGGTCTTTCTGTAGTGAAACTTCTTCAGGTCTCCAAAAGTATCCAAGTTGTTGACTAGTTAATTTATCAAAAACAGGATACTTGTAAGAGTCATATCTCTGAATTCCTAATGGTCTACCAAAAAACATTGGTTGTTTTTTGACATCATAAGAATCAGAGTTAAATACCGTCATTCCTTTTACACTGGTATTTTTACTATCATCAAATGACGGAACCTTAAATTGAACAGCTGTCACAAGCTTCCTCCTCTGTGTTACTTAATTCCTCTAGTAGGTTTTGTAAATCTGACTTCTCTTCAACAATTTCATCAGTCTTGATATCGTAAGTATTCTGATAGTAAGAAGTCTTCCACCCGTACTTATATGTAGTCAAAAAATCATTTGCCATCTGTGAAACTGGAACTTCATTATCTGGATAATTTTCTGGATTATAACTCCAGTTACCACTGATAGCCTGATCAAAGAACTTCTGCATCACGGCAACAATATTGATGTAACCTTTATTACTTTGCATTTCCCACAACAAAGTGTAATTATTCTTCAGTGTCGAATACTGTGGAACAATCTGCTTAAGAGGTCCTTTCTTCGACTTTTTAATGGACAGGTAGTCTCTAGGTGGTTCGATTCCGTTGGTTGCATTTGACACAACGGAACTGCTCTCCGATGGCATCTGTGCCGACAATGTTGAGTGCCTGAGACCGTAAGTGGTGATAGATGTTCTAAGACCTTCCCAATCATGTTTCAAATCCTGTGAACAGAGTTCGTCTACATCTTTTTTATATGTATCGATGGGAAGAATACCATCAGAATACTTGGTTCTACCAAAGTATTCACAATGACCTTTTTCCTTAGCAATTTGGTTAGAGGATTTCAAGAGGTAATATTGGAAAGACTCAGAAAGTCCGTGAACAGCATCCCACGCCTCTTGAGAATCATAATTATATCCCAGTTTGGCCAAGTAATGTGCTAAACCAATAAAACCTACTCCAAGAGACCTACGAGCCTTTGTGGCAAGTTCTGCAGACTTTACAGGATACTCCTGATAGTCGATGAGTTCTTCAAGACTACGAACGGAAAGATCACAGAGATCTTCCAGTTCTTCATCAGACTTAACCTTACCAACATTAATAGCAGAAAGAATACAAAGTGCAATCTCTCCATACTCATCATCAATATGTTGAAGGGGTTTAGTTGGAAGTGTAATCTCTTGGCAATTATGAACTAGAATATCATTTGCGAAGAAATTATGAGTTCCTTCTACAGTAATATCATATACTGGGATTTCTTCTTCGAGATATTCAATCTTTAGCATTTTTTTCTCCTGTTTTGTTCTAAAAGTTGCTTAGCAAGTTTTCTCTGTGTTTCATCTCTATAATAAGGATTATACACTAATCCAGTTTGTTCTTCAATACATTTATAAAAGTTTTGATGCTTTCCCCCAAATCTATTTTTGGAAAAATGTTTTGGAAATTTTATATTTAATTCGTTAAGAGCAAAATCAACTATTCTTTTTCTGCCACCAATAAATCCATACTTTTTAGCAAATTTTATTCCTATTTTTATAAGTTGTTCATCAGTGAGTCCAGAATAATTTGGATTATTATAACCAGTAGTTCTTATAGAAATACCAGTTTTCCATTCTTCCTGAACCTCCTGTGAGCATCTGGGAAGCATCCAACCACCAGTTCCACCTGAAGTAGCATTATATCCCCTTTTAGTATCACTTTCAAAAAGTTTGATAAAGTGCGATTCTTTTTCATTGATAAAATTTTCATCTTCAGTCTGATAGTTTTCAATCACTGATAAGTCCCAACAATCTTCACCATATTTTCTAATCGCAGAATGAAATCTAAATTTAGAACCATTTCTTGCTGATGATAAATGACGATTCCAACGATGCTCTAAAGAGTATTCAGTTTTTCCTATGTAAGATTTTCCGTTTTTCTTATTGGTAATTTTATACACAATATATGATCTCATAATAGGAAGTGTAATCTCATAACTATTTATAAAATATAGACATTACACTTCCTATAATAATCAAATAATATTTAGAATGTCAGTTTCTTTAAGATGTTTTGCTATCACATATCCACGATTTTTTGTATAAACTTTATGATCTGGAGTAACAACAACACTCTTACCACTTTCTTCATCAGTAATTTTCATTACTTTTGCTTTTGGTGATGTTTGAGCAAATGCAGTTATTTGATGATAATCAATTTCTTGATTACCAGTGTCAATATCACGAGAAAGAACTTCTATGCAATCCAAAGGCAAACCTTCTTCAATAAATTCTTGAAGTTGTTGAATTTCAATTTCAAGGGGAGGAAGACGATATGTGCTTGTTGTATTGCCAACAACTTCTTTAGTAGTAGTAATTCTTACTTTAATCTTTGTATTACCAGCAACACATAAGTTGCTCATCTCAACCTTATCCTTAAAGGAGGAGTGAGAGTTACAATGATCGATATTCATGATATAAATTCGACCTGTTTCTGCTCTTTCTTTCAGAAGGTCCAGAATGAGTTCTTGAGCTCCGATAGTCTTTCTCGGAATAGAGTCATCTCGTTCAAAACCCACATACAACTCATCAAATCGATCAGTACCAAAAGCATCATACAAACCAGGAACGTCGTGTGGAGAGAAGAGTGAGACTTCTCCATTTTGGATGAAACGTTCATAGAAGAGTTTACTGATTTGAATACTATAATCTAGTTTACGAACTCGGTTGTCCTCTGTACCTTTGTTGTTCTTAAGAACAAGAATGTCCTCTATTTCTTTGTGCCAGATAGGAAAGTGAACTGTAGCAGAACCACCTCTGATGCCGTTCTGTGTACAGCATCGGACAGTTGCTTCAAACTTTTTAAGGAAGGGGACAACGCCTGTATGTTGTACCTCGCCACCTCGTATTTTGCTGTTGATACCACGGATTCTGCCAGCGTTAATGCCGATACCAGCCCTCTGTGCGACGTATCTGCCAATAGCCATATCACTGCTAAAGATACTATCGAGGGAGTCATCAACATCAACGAGAACACAAGATGCAAATTGACGAAGGGGTGTTCTGACCCCTGCCATGATTGGTGTTGGGATGTTGAGTTTGTGTTTGGAGATTGCGTCATAATACCTCTTAACGTAAGAAAGTCTTGTCTCCTTAGGATACTCTTGGAAAATAGTCAGAGCAATCATGATGTACATGAACTGAGGAGTTTCGTAAACCTCCCCAGTGCTCCTATCCTGCACTAAGTATTTATCGGATACCTGCCGTAATCCCGCATATGTAAACAAGTAGTCACGATCATGATCAATAAAAGTTTCTACCTTTTGAATTTCTTCCAAAGAATACTTGGAAAATATTTCCTTATCATAAATGTGATCATAACAAAGTTTTTGAATATGATCAACAAGTGAAGGATGATCTCTCATAACACCATAAAGTTGTTTTCTTAGAGAAAACAAGAGAAGTCGAGCAGCAACATATTGATAATTTGGATGTTCCAGATCAATCAGATCACTCGCACTCTTAATCAGGATCTCCTGAATTTCTTTCGTGGTAATTCCATCATAAAACTGAATACCAGAAGTCATCTCCACTTGACTTGCAGAGACCCCTGCAAGACCCCTACAAGCCTCTGCAACCATCAGGTGCATCTTATCCAGGTCAAGAGACTCAATATTACCATTTCTCTTAACAACTTTTGTACCGTTAGTCATACCTTTTTCCAAATAGTAAATTTTAGTTTTGCTTCCAATCCTTTGTAAGTATTCAATTTTACCAAATTTTGAACATTATGTCCACCCAAGATCATATCATTAATGTCTTTTTGATTTATGTTTGATGGCCAGATGACGACACTTTCTCCCCGTTCAATACACTGTTCAATTCGATTAACAATTTCTTTATTACGGGGTTCGTTATCATATACAAAAACTTTGTCGCTTCCTTCAAGATCACTAACTTGACCGTCACTACCACACAAAGCCACACTATTAGGGAGGAAAGTGCTGTCAAAGGGGCCTTCAACGATATAGACGGGAAGTTCTTTATCAACTCGATCAATCCCATAGATTTTTGGTTCATCTTCATCCAACATGATGGTTAAGTATTTAACAGGGTTAGAAGATAGTGCTCTTCCCTGAACTCCGATAAGTTTCCTATTTCTAATAAGTGGAATTACAATTCTTTCTTCACCATACTTGGTAGAATCAAATGTTCCTGGTTTAATAGAATTAACAAACTCTTTAAAATTTTTTACATAATAAAATTCACCATCAAAAATTGCTCTTGATTCCAAATACCTTTTAGATACATCTACATCAAAAGCTTTTGGTAGTTCAATTTTCACTTTTGTTGTGAAAGTTGGTTTTGAGGTTTTAACTTGTTCAAAAATACTTTCTGGTGTTTCAGTCACAAAGTTTTTTCCGGTATGTCCTTCTTTAAACTTCTCAAAAATATATTGTTTATGAATTTCAGTATCTAGATCTTTAAGAAAGGAATTGAAAGAAATACTGATACCACAATTGTGGCACTTATAATTACTATTATTCTTTACCCTATAAAGAAAACCTCTTGATTTATTTTTATTCTTTTTAGAATCTCCACAAATAGGGCATCGAAAATTATAAAGATATGGTTTAATCTTTTTGAATTTTGAAAGTCTTGAGGAAATCAAATTGATGTACTTTACATCAATATAATCCATATTAACTAAGACGACTACCAGTTAGTATAGGAGTTAGATTGTAAGATGTCAAGATTTTTTTTAAATTATTATTATTTTGATAAAATGGACTGTTTAGTAAAAATGATAAAGCAGTGGCACAACCTATCATTATCCAAACCTTTTTCTCTAATCTCTGTATTCTTGCAAGCACACAGTTATGATTGATGTCCATTTTATCACGGAGTTTGTCAACCTTTGAAAATAATACAACGTCAACTTCTTCCTGTTTTGATATTCTTTCTTCATGAATGGCAAGCATTCTACTCACACTAGTATTTACCTCACTCAACTTCTCAATAGCAGTATCAATCCTAATAATGATAGGTTTTAAATCTTCTATTTTTTGTTCTAATACGGCTATCTTAACTTGATTTTCCATTGTGAGGCTTGAAGTAAGGATTAAAATTTAATGCTGTCTTCATTGCCTTCTTCTGAGATCTCTTTTCTCTTCTTTTTAGAAGGTCATTTATGTATTTTTTAACATACTTATTTCTACCATCAATTTTCATAACTGGATCATAACCAGCAGTAGGACCAGCAGCATTAGAAGAACCACTAAATCCACCAGATCCTCCAGGAGGATTTGCTACCATTCCTTCCTCAGAGACACTAAATTCACTATACATTGCGGAACGAAACGCATCTATAATTCTATCAATCTTAGTTTTCTCCATCGGTAATCCTCTGCAATTCTCTTAAACAAACTTGATCATCTTCGATTTCGTGAATATAACATCTTGGAAATTCAGGTAGTCTATTGAGAAAAACAATGAATGTTTTTACCGTAGACCAAAGAGATCTATCAATCTTAAAAAATAACATAGGAGTGGCAGCGTCATCAAAAATATTATAAAGAATGATAAAATGATTTATCAATAAGTGAATTTTTAATTCACCACCACTCTTATATCTCTTAAGAAGTCTTTTGATATATCTGAAATGATTTAGATCTTTTTCAAAATCCTCTCTCGTCACCGATTGAGGATTTTCATAGTTTTTAATAGCGAATAATAGAAAATTATCCTCGTTCAACTCAGTAAAAATCATTTATCAGGAAAGATCTGGATCACCGTTATAAAGAGGAGTATTACCAGTAGTAATACCAGACATAGCCACTAGAATCTCTTTCTTAACTCTTAAAGAACCAGAATTGTCAATGTAAGTAGTAACTCCAACCCAACCTACACCAGTTTCATATGCCGTTCCAGATGCTGAATCAGCTCCACCTTCAGCTACACCAAAAACATATCTATCATATCCATCAACATTTCTCTTGAATGTAAGAACATCATTAGTCGATATTCCAGCAGAAATAGTTGAAGCTAAAGAAATAGTCGTTGAACCAACAGTTGAAATTTCAATGATGTTTCCATCATTAACTAAAAAGTCACCAGAGATTACAAAAGAATCTACAACTGTAGAAATAATATCTGATCCAATTCCAGAGTTTGTTGTCGCCGTTCCAGTTTGAGTAAGAGTAGTTGAACTTGCTGCGGAAGTTAATGTCTGACTAAATGAACTATCAAGAATGGTATACTTAGGAAGTTGAGATACTGTGAAGTCGGTAGATGCAATAGATGCTCCACTCAGACCAGCAGTAGATCCAATGGTTAACTGGGTGGTACTTGCAATACCAACAATAACAGCATCACCAAAATAAGTTCCACCAGAACCACGAATACCAAATCTCATTACGTCGCCGGTTGCTGCAGCACCAACTTGACCGAAAGTTGTTCCACTTCCTGTTACAACGCCTGTAGAATAGTTAAGAGATACTGTTCCTGTAGACCCTACAGCGTCATTATTACCCCAGAGTGCCATGTCTTTGCCTTAGATAAATTTCTATGATACTAATATTTATAAAAATAGGAGGACTTAATAAAGACCTCCTATTGAAAAATCAACCCTCTTCTCTAGCCCTGATAGCCTTAGATACAGCTTCAAGTAGTTGATCATCCATGTCAGTCTTGGTCAATTTAACAGCTTTACCAAGAATGACGAGACAGATTTCAATCAATTTTTCACCAAGTTCCTCGTTTTCAGGAATTTTAGAAACTGTAGAATCTACAATTTTGTAAGCAAATGGAAGTAAGAATGATAACATGATTAGTTCCCAATAAAGGTATCTAATCTATATATCATTTTTTTCTATAATCAGGCCTTCCAAGCCAACCATAACCTTGAGTGAAATGACCAGGACAACAAACAAATAAAGGTGCTTCTAATTCGTAAAATTCCTTATTATTTTTTTGTATCAATAATTGATTTTGATCCATATTTTGATTTAATCTGTGATTTGACAAAATCCATTGCGGCCTGAGATGCCTTTCTAGATTTTTCTTTTTCAGTATCAGTCATAGGGCCAGTCTTTATGCCCTTAGGTGGTTTAGTGTAATCGGCACGAGCACTCATACCACCACGTTCTAGATGACGATCTTTTAAACGATCAGATTCTTCTTCCCCAAAAAACTCTTCACCCATTGCCTTTGCAGGTTGAGATTGACCACCACTCTTCGACTTTTTCAATTCTTGTTCCCTTCTCATAGCGATCATTTTATCAATTCTTGCTTTCTTTTTCTGAAGCATGAGTTCTTGTTGAGACATTGATGCCTCTTCACCAAGTTTTCTACCACCACGTTCTGCAGTTAACTTGGCGGCGATAGCCATTTTCTGACGTTCCTTCTTGGTCTTACCTTTGAACTGAGGAGCATCTGACTTATAAAAGTCTTTTACAACGTCACCCATATCAGCTTTTTTAAGATCAATCTTTTCATCAAGTTCAAAAACCTCAAGGACAGTTGCACCAATACCTTCAAAAGCTTCCTTGAGTTCAGGGTTGATGACAACTTTGTTTTTTACTTTCTTATCCTTAACACTCCTTTCAGGTTCGTCAGTATCTGGATTAATGGTATCCATAACTTCACGAAGATCTTCTCTCCAGTTTGAATATGAATTTCTTTTCATTGTAGTAGTCAGATACTTCTATTCTTATACTTATTTATAAACTCCCTAAATGTCTTAGGACCTTTATATGGTTTTCCACCATCTTGAAGATTAGTCTTATCTCCCTTCTCAAATCCAGGTGTCATCTTAGATGCATACTTAAAGTATCCATTAGTTCCAGACAAAGTATTTGGTTTATTAGGAGTTCTCACGATCTTACTCATTTTCACCTCAGTGTACTCACGAAGATCACGAATCCAAGACTTAAACATCATACCCTCTTCGGTCACACAAATCAAGTAATTGGTTCCTCTACGAATAACTTTACCAACTAATCCAGTATTCAGATTTTCAACCAACTGATCCATCTTAAAGATTTTACCAGTTACATAGTTTTCTCTTAAGTTCTTCCAATCAAACTTAGGAGCAATTTCCCACAAACTCCAAGATTCTGTTGCAATCTGCATACCCTTACGAACAGTATTCATAATGGTTTTAGCAGTCTTATCATCAATATTATCAGGAATGCCTTTTCTAAAACTTTCAAAGTCATTCTCAGCCGCAGCCTTTCTCAACTTAGATGCGGACATACCAGTAACATCAGATGCTTCATCATCTCTCTGACCTGCAGAAATTGTTTCAATCTCATCAAAGTTATAGAGTTCACCATTATATTTCTGTGCCAAACTATCAAATTCTGAGACACGATCAGATCCTACTACAATCTTGATATTTGAATATCCATCGTTACTAGCAATCTTTAAAGCATCAAAAATAGTCCTAACACCAGAATCATTAACTATATTATCAGAATGATCGGGGAACATTTTTCTCATTAACTTCGTCTTCTGATCAGGATCCAATGGATTCTTCTTTGGATCGAATGACCTTGAAGGATAAATTCTCAAATCACCATCAGATGCAACTTGTCTTGCGTTATCTAAAAGTTTTTTATGTCCTACTGTAGGTGGATTAAATCTGCCAAATACCAATGTCAAAGTATCACCAGTCTTTTCTTGTTGTTGTTCTTCCTCATCACCAACTTCTCTTTCTTTTTTTATATCTTCTGGATTAGATGGTTTTTTCTGAGTTTCTTGATCTGGTGTCTTATACTTACTTTCCTTTGAAGATTCTCTTTCAGCCGTCTTTGATTTTCTTTGAGTAAATACTAATTCTCCACCTTCAGTTCTGGCTACAACATTTCCGAGTTTATTGACCCAGTTGCCTTTTCCATCACCAGTTAAACCAAGTTGTCTTGCTTTTTCAGAAGCTTTGGTTTTACGTGCTTCACTTAAAAAGTTGAAGAAATTTTTCATTACTCTATTATCTTATAATAATATTTATTATACGAATCTATTGTTCTTATTATACTTGGAAAGAAAAGACTTTCCATAAGTAGTGGACACTCTTTTAACTGTCTCATACTCTTCCTTAAAGACCTTACCAGCCTTCCTATCGTCAAGAATATCCTGATCAATAAGACCAAGTTCAATCAATTTTTTATTGACAGCCTTTGGTGATCTTTCCTGATTACCAGAAGCAATTGCTTCTGCCCAACCATCCATATATCTTTTTCTATCTTTTGGTTTTGCATTAGCCATGGACTGTAAGAACCCACGATATACATTTTCTTGAAGAGCAATCGTCCTTCTTCCAGACTTATCAGTAATACCTCTGCTCAATCCTGCAGCTTTAAGTAATTGTTTACCAAGTTTAGATTTCATACCTGCCGCTTTCTTCTTATCCTTTGGATCCGTTGCAACTTTACGAAACTCTTCTCTTAGACTTGTATATCTTCCATCATCTTCACCAAAGTGTTCTTGTAAGATTTCTCTAGTTACTCCGTCACCGAGACCTTTACCACCTTCACCAAGAAGTGTCTTCACGAGTTGATCACCTACATCACCTATTTGATTTTGTTTTTCAAATAACTTCTCGATACCACCAAAATCTTCCTCCGATTTATCCTTATGAACATCAACTTCTTTTTCAAAGAAGTCTTTCATCGACATATCAACTTTCTTCTGGTTGATATTTGAGTTGATTAGAGTAAAGTTATCATCATTTTCTCTCTGTTCCCACTCCTCTTTACCTGGTGCACCACCATCTTTATTGTTAAAACCACGAACATGTTCTAAGTCCATGGCTTGAAGATCAAGAGGAAGACCAGTGTATGCATCACGACCACCCTGTTCAAGGTAAATACGCCACATTAACTTTGCTCTATCCTTATTATTAGCTGCACCTCGTCTTACTGTCCCATCTTCATTTCTGCCAAGATAGTGCATGTCTTTATGTGCCTTATCATCTGACACATACTTATCATTAGTCACCTGACCCTTACCACTCAAAGACTTCTTAAATGAATCAGGAAGAATATCAAAGGATGCACTAACAAACTCATCAGATACCTTATTGGATCTTACAGAATCAACAAACTTTTTGATCTGTTCTGGAGATCCATCACCATAACCCTCCAATAAACGATCACGATTTGCCATAAGGTTTTGAACATCAGCATACCCTAAATTATTCTTACCTGCACCAGAATTCACTCTTCCTTCAAATGTCTTTGCATGTGCCATTGACTTAAGAAATGATCTCTTATCAGTTGCACTTGGAATGGTAGACAAAGATTCTTGGAACTTTGTAAACTTTTTCTCCATCATCTTTCTCTGACGATCGGCTAGAGCCTTCATCATAATCTCAGCTTCTTTAGTGAATTCTTCATATTCACTATCAAATGCCTCATCATCATTAGTATAATCAATATCATCCTGAGTTTCTGATACAACATCATCAAGAGTTTTAAACTCTGATTCATCTTTAGGTGTTTCTTCACCTCTAATATCAGAGAGTAAATCATCAAGACCTTCTGGTTCTTGAGTCTCATCCTCCGGTTCTATCTGAGGCTCATCTTTTGTAATCATATCATCAGCCTGTTGAGAAATCTGTTTCTTTCTCGCAGGACTCATGACATTCCCACGACCACGAGAGAGTTGTTTTACTACTTCTTTTTTGTCTCCACTTGTCAAAGTAGTTTCAGAAGGACCACCAGGTACTACCCTATTCATCTGATCACCTACAGGAGGTTCAGGTTGTGCCTGTTGTTGAGTTATCTGTTTGAATTGAGAAAATGTTTGTTGTTGAGGTTCTTGTTGAGTAGGTTGTTGTTTGGGTTCTTCTGATGCATCAAGTTTTTCAAGAGTAGTCTGACCACCACTCTTAGTACTCTTATGAGTTACTTTTCCAGTTCTTGGATCTCTCCATTTTCCATAACCAGCATATTCCAAACCCATTTCACGAGCCTGGTCAGCTGCACTAGCCTCAAGTAATGTATTAACGTTTTTTAAATATTTAAAAACATCCATCATATCTTTACAATTGGTTTACCTGTAATGAGTCACCTTCACCTGATTCTTTTAGAAACTGTAGAAAACTTTTCATTTATATTATTAGTCCTTATTTATTATTTAGTTATTATTCTAACTTATAATAAGGTGCAGAAATGACTGATTGTGAAGAAGCATATAAGAGAAGATCTTCACAAACTTGATTTCTTTTATCATTATTCGATATTCCAGTAATGATTTTATAAAGATAATAATTTGACCCCATTGCGTAAAGAAAACCCTCTAGTTCTCCTTTTTTCACTTTATTTTGAATCACTTCCGTATATTTCTTTTCAGTAAATCCAGGTGATGTTTTTTCTATAAGTTCTTTAACATTTGATTCCAAAGTTTGTCTAGCAGCACCACCACGATTAATAATTGGTCTAACATCTGGCACTTGATCAAGATCATGTAATTTTAAAATTAAATTAAGAGAACCTAAACCAACCTTTCCCTGGTTTGCACTCGCACCTTTTACTTCACCTTGAAATCCAGTGGTAGCCTTTGGTCCATCAAAACTTCTAAATTGAATCTCAACATTAGGTTTAAACTTCATATAAAGATCCGCACCAACTATACCTTTCCTATTAAAATTCTCAAAGGTATGATCTCTTGCAGTTTTTGGATCTACATTTTTAGTTGATAGTTTTGCATTTTCAGTAATTTTTTTAAGAGATACTCCAAACATTATTGGACCTTGACCCTCACCAATTAATCTATGCATCATACATTGATTCAATCCTTTCAAAGTATTCTCTTCATCCAAACACTTATGTTTATAATTTTTGGTAGTAACATAAATGTCTGCAGGAGACCACTTATTAATATCAATTCTCACTTTCTCCGCACTCTTAACTCTTTTAAAAGCATCCTCAATATATTTTACTTCTGCTCCACCTCTATGAAACTTGACTCCTTTATTTTTTAGTTCACTAAATTTTTCCCACAGTTCATTTGCACCTTTCACACATGATTCATGCCATTCATCACTTAAAGTTTTGATGTTTGCAATTGTATCATCAATATCATACATACTACTTGCAGATTTAATATTTTCTTCATTAAAATCTGAGGAGGTTATTTTACCTCCCTTCATAAAAGCAATAGCAGCATATACTGCTTGACCACACTCAAACTTTTTAGTTTCCGTAGCACCTGCGCCAGAACCACCCTTTTTTCCTTTAAAAATATACCTTATAACCGATTTTGAAGTCTCTTTAATTTGAATACCATCAAAAGTGGATTCTGGTATCTTACTAATAACAAAATCATAACTGCCAAAATTAACCTTGGCATCTTTACTATTAGGACCCTGCTTTAATCCAGATGCCTTTAAAGCATCCACCATATCCGATCTAGCAGAAACTCTATCATCAACATTAATTACAATTTTAGTCAATCTAGCAGTAGCATCTACTTTAGGTTCAGTTATTCCCAAATCTTGAGTAACTTTATTAACAGCAAGTAATACTTCAGAAAGAGTTGCCATTTTATTAATACTTTTTGAGTATTTAGAATGGAGTGTAAGGAAATCGAATCCTTATTGCTGGAATGCAAATCCAGAGTAATAACCGTTATACGAACACCCCAAGTATCAAACATTATAAAACCCCTCAACTAAAAAGTCAAGGGGCTAGAATGTCAACTTCCCGACTTATTTATCAGCGACCCATCTGTTTAGCATACCACTTCTCAAAGTCCTCTCTACGCTTATCACCTCTTGGTGGCATAGGAGTTCTTTCTCCACGAACAGGAGCAGATTTCTTTGCCTGCTCTCTCTCATACTTTTCAGGGTTGTTTCTTGCTGCTTGTGCTTCATTTACATAATCTTCTTGACGAAGTGCTTTACGACGCTTCTTCTCCATCTGTTTACGAGTAACAACTTCTCCTTGACCACGATTAGCATCAGGATCATAATTACTAGGAGGAGTATAGTTACTTCCAAAAGACTTAATGTTAGCCTTTACACGAGCAGTTTGTTGTTTATTACTGGTACGACGTGAATCCTCATCAAGTGCTATCTGAGTCATGATCTGAAGAGCTTCAGACTTTGTATAACCCTCTTCAATCAGAGAATCAAACATCTGATCAAAGTCTTCAAACTCTTCATTCTTCATCTTTTTCTTGAAGGCAAGAGCAACACCACGCTTATACTGCTTGTCTGCCTGGTCGTATTCACCACGTGCAACGTGGATGTCTTCCTTCTTCTTAACTGCTTCACGCTTACGGGCAACTTTCTCAGCAGGATAAGGCTTCATACCCTCTTCAACTTTCTCTTTCTTCTTACCCATTGCCTTACCAATGGCCTTACGACGCTTCATCAGATACTCGTCTGAAGAATCCTCGTCACCATCATTGTCTACATCACCATCTTCCTTACCTACGGGGTCAAGCTTCTTCTCATAGATGGATCTGTAAGCATCACCCCAACCCTTACGGATTTGTGATACTTCTTCAAAATGTGGGTTCTTCTGACCCTTCACCTTTGCCATTTCCTTACGAGCCTTCTCGTTATTCTCCTGCCTCTTCTTCATATCTGTCTCAAGATATGAAGAATCTTTACCTTCAGTCATTCTCTTAGCAACTTTAGAAGCTCCAGAAGCAACTCTCTCAGCTGCCTTACGAATCATTCCTTTCAGTCCAGACTTAACTTGAGCCTTAGCCTCAGAAGCCTTTCTAGAAGTTTGTGCTGAAACATTCTTAGCGGTTTGAGATGTTCTTCTAGCTTTATCATCAGCTGCTTGTTTAGCCTTTCTGTAAGCTCCGTATGCCTTAACAGCTCCAGTAGATGCTTTCATCTTTGCCGTATCAAGGGCACCCTTGATAGCACCCTTAACCCTATCAATCTTTTCTTGCCTCTTCTGTTGTTTTCTATACTTATTCTGACCTTTCATCATAGCGGTCATATAAGAACTAGCTTCAACAATCACATCCTCAAGAATGATCTCCGATTCAAACAATGAATATCCTTCTTCAAAAAGTTCCTGAAGTGCTTCCTCTGCAATATCAGATAATTCTCTTTCACTAATCAGTGAGAGATCCATGTCTGTAACTTCATCATGAAATGAATTCAGAGTTTCTTTTACATCGTTGTCATAGACAGCACTATAGGCTTCAAGAATACCACGAAGATCTGCAGACATTTTCTTACTACACGATTACCTTTTCTTATTTATACAATCTCTTCTCTCCCAGTCATTCAAATCATATATTACAACTTGCCACCAACAACACCAGAATTTACAACTCTAGTGTATAGATGAAGTGTACCCTCTTCCAAACACTTGAGATGCCAACGAGAAACATTTAATACTGATTCATATGTTGGTCCAGTAATAAAATGTTGACCAAGAGGTTCCTTCAAAATAGATGTATAAAGACCAAATCTTGTCTTCTTGATATAGAAAATATCATCAATCCACTCAACATCATCAGGAATATTTTTTTCTACTGTACCACCAAAAGAATCAGATAGTTTTGGTTTTCGTTTATTTTCAGGTTCAGCACTCATCAGAATTTACCGTATCATTTTTTTTATTAAATCCAAATGGACCAATCTTATCTTCAGATTTTTGTTTCATCGCAACACCGGCAAGAGATTCCATAACTTTCAAAATTTCTTCGGCTTTAGCATTTTCACCTAATTCTTTGGCAACATACCAATACTTAGGCCAAAACTCCTCTCCTGCTTTTTGATAATCTTCTACTGTAATCTCAAATTTCATTTTCCTACTCCATAATCAGGTGCATTTGATTCAAGATCTTTAATTGTTTCATTAAAATCACTGATAATTTCAGTTCTTTCTTTAGAAGTTTTCCAGAAATAAGATTCCTGATCTCCAAGTCCCATTCTATCATACCCATTCTCAACCTGATAGTATTTGGTTGAAACTTTGAAGTCTGGGGTCTTAGGCTCTGGTGGTGTCAAACTATTATCATAAATCCTAGTTCTATTATTAGGATACAGACAATACTGACCGTTCACAAGTTCAATTAGATTATGAGACTTGTGTTCCGCAGGATTCTCTGATGTTGCATAATCTATAACATCAGGATCTTGATGATAATTATCTAGAGTACAGATATAAGTTCCACGCATAGTTCCATGATCTCTGGTATAAACTTCATAATCCATAGATCCAATGAATTGCTTTTGAACAGCAACTACACCATAATCCATACAGTTCCAGAACTGAAGATTATGTAAACTCATATCAGGATCAGGTGTTTCTGGGTCTGACAAAAATGCACTGATAGGTAATTTATCATACATTGCACCATACTCAGGAAGATATGTTTCAAAATAAAACGCTCTTCCAGGAATAGACTTTGCAGAAACCCAAACTCCTTTCACAAACTCACCGTGACCACTTTGATGGTCAGTTAGATATTCCTTCCTTACCCAGACTTCAACAGAAGGTAAGTTACAAACAAGTGCTGCCATTAGTCCTCTTTGAGAATTTCTTCAAGTTGATTATCGATACTAACAATTCCTTCACGAATTTGAACAACTCTTTCCGGAACACAAGTTACATCGTATGTATATCCCTTTGTGTCTTGAAATAATGATTCACGAATTGCAGCTGCCTGATATACAGACATTTCTAGTGTTACTTTTTTAGTCATAAGTTTGCCTGATTGTTTTAATAAAGTGTCTAACATAAATTGTTAGAGCAGCAAAGATGGAAGAAAGTATTCCAGTACAAAGTGCTTCCATCCATATTGGTCCATAATGTGTAGGAACTATGATAATATCTGCAATGAATGTGGTGAAGAAAGTAAATGTAATATTACTTTTCCAATTAGAATATGATTCGGGAAGAAATGATGTCCCAAATACCCCGATGGCACCAATCAATCCAGTTTTTGATGCAACTGTGATGTGGTAGATACTAATGCCGCCGCCCATACAAAAAATACAAGCCCAAAAAGATTGAAGAAATTTAATACCAACGAGTTTAATTCTTATCACACATCACCCTCTTTACGGTTTTCAGAATAGTGGACATCAAAGTTACCACCAGGATAACGTGATACTAGTTTCTCAACATTCATCTCCATCCTTAGTAATTAGAATGTTTTCAAGATATTTGTCGATGCGTGGTGATACCCATGGTGTTTTGACCAAACAAAACCAGTAATGATTAGATGATTCATTAGAAAAATTTTTGTTATCAGCAGATAAAATCCACATTGTAAAATATTCTCCCTTGTCATTAGCAGATGGTTCTACACGGTTATCTAAATAACCCACCATTTCAACTGGAGCACCATTGCCGGTGCCGTCTTTGTATCTTTCAATATTCTCTCTCACAAGAAGTGGAAGTTGTGAAACATCCAGGTCTTTGAGATAATACTTTTTAATCACAGGTCTCCCTCTTTACGGACTTCGGAGTTCTTTACAGAAAACTCACCACCAGGATAACGAGACCTCAGTTTCTCAACATTCATCTCCATAATCTCATCAATAGATGTATTAAGACCAATACATGCTTGTGCAACATACCACATGATGTCACCCAGTTCACGTTTCAGATGAAATAGGTTCTCTTCATTAACAGGTTTGCCTTGAAAGATAATCTTCTTGACAACTTCAGTAAACTCACCTGCTTCGGCAGACATACCTACAGATGCAGTAAGAAGTCGCTCGGCAGGAAACTCTTCACCTTCGAGTTCTTCAAGACGATAGATAAACGCTTCGTGGTCTTTTGACGGTTGCGACGTGACCGCATCGACAAATTCAACATACTTTTGGGTGTCAACGTTGCTCATAGGTCTAGTGGTTCTTGTTGTGTGTTTGGTAGTTTTTGTTGAATGGGGATTTCTTGTCCCCCAATTGTAATAGTTGGAAGTTGATTTTGTGGAAATGGTTCCAAATCAATTGTTTGATAGTCTGGTTTGAACTGATAGTAATGTCCATCCCATCTAGCATTTCTCATGCCGACAAGATTAGTAGCATCTCTGAGAGAACCACAGTCAGCAATTTTTTCACCAAGTGGGTTGAATACAGAATACATTAGAACTTGAATCCTTCAAATGATTTCTTGGGTTTTTGGTCTTCATAAGTATACTCTTCCTCCTTCTTATTGTCAAGAAGATCTTCTTGAGCGGACTGTTCACAATCATACAATCTCATTTTTGCTCGATCAATACCGATCACAAATCTTTTATATGTTGTGGGATCATTGTAACGATTCTTCAATTGTTTTACAAGTATCTGTCCCAAGGACTCGAGCTCATCAGTCGAAATAAGGGCAAACATAAGATCAGCAGTAGCAGGGAGACCAAAGGACTCACTAGTGTCAGTAAGGTCAACATCAGAGTTACCAAAACCAGAACGAGTGGTCTGGGTGGCAGATACGATAGGGACTTGAAACTCGACAGCCAGGCCTCTAAGTTCTTCAGCAATAGCTTTAATATAGCTATATGAATTGACAGTGCTGTTTCCCCTATACCTGCTGGAAGCACAAATATTAAGGTAATCAATGAAAATAATATCAGGTCTAAATGACTTCTTAAGTGCAAGTTCATTGAGAAGTGACTTAAAGTGTCCACTGTGTGCAGATGCTGTTGGGTATTCTTTGATAATTAGAGTTCCTTGAGTTTTCTTAGCTAAGTTATTAACCTTAGTCTCAAAAACTTGTTTGGGAAGTTCTGATATCTCTTGAATATTCACATTCAAGAGATTAGCGTCAATACGTTCAGCAATCTTTTCCTCTGCCATCTCCATAGTAATATAGAGAACATTTTTCCCTTGCATCAATACAGATGATGCAACATGACACATGAAAAGAGATTTACCTACACCAGTTCCAGCAAGAGCGATATTCAATGTCTTATTTGGAAGTCCACCTTTTGTGATCTTATTAAAGTAGTCTAGATCAAATTCAACTCTCTCTTCTTTGGTAGTATATACTCGGAATCGATTTTCATAGTCTTCAAGATAATCATGACCAACATGATTATCAAAACCAACAGCAAGAGCATCTGAAAGAATAGATGGAATAGAGTCGGGAGTTTTTTCTTTTACATTACCATCAGCGATTGAAATTGATTCGAGAAGAGCAATATAGATTGCTCTATCTCTACACCACTTTTCAGTTGTATCAACCAACCACTCAAATTCTACTGGTTGATCATCAAGATTATCAATAAGATGACAAAGTTCTTTGAATGAAGTCTCATTAATATCCTTTCTCTTTTCAATCTCAATAGATAAAATTTCTTTTGTGGGAACTTCATTGTATTGAGATACAAAATCAAAAATTTCTTCGTAGACAATCTTTTGATTGTAATCCTGAAAATATTCACTCTTCAAAAAGGGAATAACTTTACGAAGATATTCCTCATTGTGTAAAAGATTCTTAAGAACAAGAAACTCGATTTTATCCATAGTGAATATAAGTGCTCATGATGTACTTGGTTTTATTTTTTGGTGGTAGTCCAGAATGTGGATATTCCCAAGTGGGTGGAAATACAACAACTCTACCTTCTTTAGGAGTGACCTCAAACCTATCGGTAAACTTTGTTAATCCATCATTATCGTTGAGATAGAAAAGGAAAGCAACGACTCTTCTAGCTGATGCGTGATCTACAACATCAACATGTTCATCAAACCTCTCCTCTCCACCAACATTATACCTTTTGATACGAAATTCTTCCAAAAACTTTAATTTTGGAAGATATTTACTCTTGGTATCATCAATATATTTCTGATATACATTTCTAACATAAGGTATTAATGATTTAACTACCTCTGGGTGATGATTATTAATATTGAGTTGTGTGAAACAGGGCTTATAATCTTCATTTACAAACTCTTGATTCTCACTCTTATCAATCAATTCAATCAAATAATGACATACTTCTTTAGAAAGTAAACTATCATACACCTGAACCATAACTAAACTCCTCTCTCGCAATTTGATCCAGTTTCTCCATCACTTCTGGTGTGAAATATTGTTCTGGATCTTTCATAATAGCCTTGGCGTAAATTTTCTTTCCGTCTCCAAGATCATATCGTCCGGCAACATTTTTCCACATCCCACCGAGTTCACCAAGTTCCAAGAGACCATAATATTTGTCAAGTCCTCGTTCATCATAGAAAAGACGAATAGTAACCTCTTTATTCTCCTTACTTAAACGTGACTTAGCAGTCTTTGCCTTGATAAGATTTCCAATAACTTCCGTTCCATCTTTCTCCTTTTTCTTAGACAAATAGATAATTGTAGACGCAGCATATTTGAGACCACTACCTCCACCCATTTCTTTCGTAGGAACATAAGAACCGATAACATCATAGGTATGATTGGTTACAATCATTGGAATGTTTGCCTGACCCAACTTCAGAGTTAACATCCTAAAAGCACCTTTGACTAGTTGAGATTTAGTCATGTCACGAACTTGTTTGTCATTCAGTGCGTCAGTAATTTCTTTCTCTGTAGAGAGCATCCCTAAAGAGTCTAACACAAACATACAAGGTTTACGTTCATCTTCAGGTTTTTTTAAGTATATATCTACAGCCTTGAGTGCTTTACTACGAAACTCTTCAATCGTCACAACGTTGACAACAACAACTCGATTCAAATCAACACCACGATTTTCTAGGAGTGACTTATTGACAGCTGCCTCAGTATCAAAATACAAGCAATATCCATCAGGATTAGAGTCCAGAAAATTCTTAACCACTGCGAGGCTAAAAAAAGTTTTTCCAGTACTAGACTCACCAGCAATGGCAGTAATCTTATTCCCAGATACACCGCCAAATATACTACCTGAAACAAGTCCGTTAAAAATGTACGAACCTGTGTCCACATAAGTTTCGGTTTCGTCAATATCTGATGCAAGTTTTGTGTAGTCATCGCCTATTTCTTTTACGATATCTTGTAAAAAGTCCATCATCCAAAAAATAATTCTAAGTTTACAGTTTTTTCAACGTTCCACCCAATAGAATCAAGAATAGTCTTGACTGGTTCTAAGAATGCCTTTTCAAATTGTAGTTCGTAATCAATGTATTTGTCAAGACCAGTTTCAACAGGAAAGTCTGAGATGAAAGAAATCACATTCTCTCTGATAGGGTTAGCTTTTTTCAGGTAAACAAACTTAATCTTTTCACCATTGTTGATGAAAGAATATTTGTTTTGAAGATTCTTTTCTCTAATATAATGATTGAAAAGAAGAGCACCTCTAGCATGAATCGGTGTTCCTTTTATATAAATTGAAGAGTGAGACTTATACTTATTTACATCAGAAACCATTCGAGGAAATGCAATTTCTTCCGGAGAAAGGTTTTTGAATTTTGTTCTACAATTTTCAATAAAATCAATCAAATCATCTTCAGTCGCTTTCATCATAAGTTTGAGAGCGTCTTTAATCATTGACCTACATGGAGCTGGAGTAGAAGACTTTACAGCTTCTATACCCATAATCTTAAGTTTAGGATCTTCATATCTAACTCCCTCACTATCCCAAACATTAAGAATGTATCGTTTCTTTGCTGTCCAGATTCCACGGTCTGCAATGTTCTCCCGTTTCATCTGCATCTTCTGATCATATGCATTTACATACGACGCAAGATTTTGATAAGAGGAATCGATGAACGGTTCCAACTTGTCCTTACAGATCTGGTCAATGATCGTAACAATCTTATTCTTATCGTCAAGCTTATTACGAAAAAATTTATTAACAAGAGGTCCAAAATTAAGATAGATTGAATCAGTGTCAGATGCAATGACATAATCAATCCCCTCCGTTTGTAATAGATTATTTAGATAACCATTCATACGGTTTTCAATCCACCGAATAGATACCTGACCACTCAGTGTGATAGCTTCTGCATTTGCAAGTTTGTAATATCTGAAGTACTGATTACCAACGGCACCATAAGCTGAGTTCAGTGTAATCTTTCTAACCATTTGAAAGTTATTGAACTTTGCAATATCTTTCACAGTCTGATCACGAAGTTTCAGAAGTTGTGTATCAGTCAATTTAGAATAGTCCTTATCTGATACCACTATCTCCTTTTGTGCACCTTCTCCTGCACCTCCGATTAAATACCCAATAACAACCTCCGGCACACAGCATCTCTCATTAAATTATACCACATTTTTCTTATTAAATGAAGGACGATTATTGTTCTGTGTTACATAATCCGCCCACACAACATTCTCCGGACAATAATCACCACTACTATCCAATCTTTCAAGTGTCATACCTTCTGGTGGTTCACCCATATCCTCATAAAAGTTTATAAAGGTTCTCCACCTATCACAAACTTTTATACCTTTTGCCCCATACTTATGATAACCAACACTATTGGGGTTATGGCATCTCATTACCATAGAGTTCCACCTACCATAAAGTTTTGTTTTAGTATGTTGATGGTTTCTTTCTTTTCTAGCACAACCACAGGATATAGTTGTTCCATTTTTTAACTTCTCCCTCCTTACAGATTTCTCATTTCCACAGGAACATTCACACAACCAATATGTGCGTCTCCCTCTCCTTTCAACAGAAAGAGCAGTAAGCCTACCAAATGTTTGTCCGGTCAAATCTTCTAACATAATACCCCCAATAAAGTATTATTTATATTATATGATATTTTATAGGGGAGGTGTTTACTTAAGACCCCTTCTCTTCATCTCCGATTCAATATCAACTAGTTTCTGTTTACTCTTCAACATCTCCTTCTTAAAGGCCTTACGTTCAGCATACATCTTCTCCATCAATTCAGGTAGAAATCCCCTTTCATCCTTTCTATACATTGCACCATTAGCACAAACCGCATAGTCCTTATACATCTCAAATGTAACTTCTTCATTAAGAAGTTTATCCACACTCACACTTGGATGTTTCTCATCCAAAAGTGTTTCTGGTGAGATATTGTATTGCATGATTAAGTGAGGATATAGGGAGTTAAGGTCAAAAGAAACCACATAATCATAAAGACCTGGTTTAGGTTCTTTGACATAAGCTCCAGCAAACTTAGAATCTTTCTCACTTCTATCCTTTGGGGGAACTACAATTTTCTTCTTTTTCAAATAATTGTAGATAATGGTATCCCACAATCTAACCTGAAACATCACATCAGTGTAGTTGACTTTACCATCATATGCCATTGTGATAGCAAGTTCAATCAATCTCAACTTGTCTTCCAGTCGATCAACAAGTTCCACGTCAATAATGTTGTAATCTACAAACTTCTTCCAGTTCCCGTTATAGAAGTCTTTGAAAGTATCAAACTCGGAGTGATCCAACTTCTTCTGACCGAGTTCAATATTAGCAATATAGTCTAGTCGATAACTCTCTTGATTTGTATAAGTAAACTTCTTATACAACTCCAGGTAATCTAGAGTAGTTGTGCCAGCAATATCATAAACATTAAACTTTCTACCCGAGATATAGATCTCTTCATGACTTACCAGTCCCCATGGTGAAAGAAGTTTAAGTTTCTTCTGTCCCATAATTCTGTCAATACGGCCACAAAGATATGGAATATCATAAAGACGACAATTCCAACCAGTCACAACCTCAGGGGGATTTTTATTCCAATGATAGATGAAAGAATTAAGCATATCAACTTCATCATCATAATGATAATAAGTTACATTATCCTGAGTAGGAGTATAAGGTTTTCTTCCCCAGGTCTTAATTTTTTTAGTGGCATAATCCTGCATGGAGATAGTGAGCATCTCCTCTGAACAAGAATCCGGATCAGGAAATCCTTGTTCAGATTTGACCTCAATATCAATGGTCACAAGATTGATTTTTTTAATATCAAACTTGATCTCATTTTCAGGATACTTATCAGAAATGTATTGGTAGATGTACCTTTCATTACCATAGATTTTGAATCCATCTACATCTTCATACTTCTTATAAAACTCCCTACAATCCTTCACTGTACCTGGTTGAATAGGTTCTACATTCTCACCATCAAGAGTTTTCCATCCAGTTTCTTTATTTGATTTCACATAAAGAGTTGGTTGAAATTCCTCTTTGAAGATGACGCTTTTCCCATTTTCATATCCACGGACCAAAAAGTTGTTACCAACCATCTGGACATTCGTATAATAACGCATTATTCAACTAGGCTTTCATACTTGTCTTTAAGTTTACCGTTTGGATCTGCAATCGTCAAGATCTTATCCGAATGAATCATGAATGTGTTTTGAGTTGAATAATCAACCATCCAAGGAGAAAGAGAAAGATCGGATTGATTTAAAATGAAGGGTTCTATCAATTTACAATCAGGTTCTCCGAGATCAGTTGATACTTCTTCAATCTGTGTTATCAGAATCTGATTGTTCGTCAACACTAGAAGTTTTAGATTTTTCATATTTTTCCAATCCTTTTACATATGTTTCTTTAAGTTTTTCAATTGGTTCGACCATACCAATAACCCAATCAGATACTACAGGGATATATTGATCTTGGCTGAGAGGAGCCCATGGAATCAATTGCATCTTAAGTGAATTTTTACTTACACTTTCAGATGGGATATCTCCAAAGAGCTTTACTCTACATGGAAATCCAAAGAAATAACCAACTACTTTATCTTCCCCGTCAGTTCCAGGAACTGTCATTTCTTTAACATCAGCAATAACGTCTTCACCAGACTTAAGCATTACAAGTCTAATAGTCATTCTCCCAATTTCTCCTTATTAAGTCTTACAACTTCATGATAGATTTCCAGAGCTTTCAAAGTCTCAGGTGTTTCTACCCAAGACCACTCTTCAGTTCTTCCTTTTTTATCAATTTTCTCAAATTTTTTATTAGTCATTTTTTATAGAAATTCGTCAACTACATTATACCACAAATACACCATTCTTTTCAAGAAACTTAAGAGTATCTTTTAAACTACCAATGTGAGCATATCCTATTGAAATTTGTGGATATTCAGCGTTCTCACCAAATTCAGACTCAAATGATTTTTGGCTGAAATGGTTATTCAACTTGTATTCTAGAATCTTTGAATTTAAAGATTCAAAAAGACTTTTAGCCCTTTCTGATTCTTGATTCCCATTTGTGTATATCACTACTTTCATAGTCTCAGTCTCTTTGTCTCCAGTCATCAGGTTTATCTTGTTTAAACCACTCTACAATTTCGTCAGCACCATGAAATCCGTTTGTATGATTTGAAGGATCAGGATCACCTAATCCCATTTTATTCAAAAAATCATCCATACTACCTTCCTCAATTCCAGATGCTTGGCGTCTTGCTTTATTTAACATCTCACGAGCAGAAGTATTAGCTTTTGATAACTTTTCCGCCCATATCATATCATCTAATTTTACCTCTTCCCTATTTACAATACACTTACAAATGAACTCCAACCGTAGTCTGTATTGGGTTGATAACATAGAATGTCTAATCACATCTGTGATATTTAGGGAAAAAAATAAGGAGATTCCTGGATTTTGCCAGGATCTCCTATGCGGCGACGATACCTAATATTTATAGGTAATCTTTTCTTTGATGATGTTCTGGAACGACTTTACCGAGTGTAATACTCAGTAACCCATCCTCAAAAGTAACTGATCTAACTTCCGTTTCATCTGAGAGTGTCCAAGATCTGGTGAAAGGTCTCTGAGCCACTCCTCGGTGGACGTATTCTGTTCCTGTTTCTTTATCCTCTTTTTGTCCTTCGACAAAGAGTTTACCATCTTGTGTGTAGACATTGACTTCTGCTTTTCTGAATCCTGCTAATGCAAGTTCTAATCTCGATTCTGTGTTGCTGATCGTAACTAGATTGTATGGTGGATAATTACTTGTTGTTTCATGCAAAGTTGTAATACGATCAAAGTAATCTTCCATACCAATGCTGTTTCTATTTATGAGGTCTAGAAACTGATTCAAATTTGCGGCATTATACTTCATAAGGTTGGTCATTTTACTTCTCCTTCTTGAGCGAGATTTGATTGTGTGGACCCCGAAGGCATCCAATACTAATTATACACGATACAAAAAAAGATGATGTAGTAATAACCACACCATCTTATATGGGTTTCCGACTTTTGAAGCGACCGCACGAAAGATCGCAAATTTATTTATTCATCTTCCTGAGCCTTACCTTTCTTACCAATATTATACTTCTGTTGCAGATTCCACTCATTCTTATCTCTGTAAGGAAGAACTTTAATCTGATTTAATGGTGCAATATCAAGAATTAAATCTTCCTTTACAACTTGAATCAAACCCCAGTCAACAAGAAGTCTGGTAATACGGTTTCTTCTCTGAACATCATTCACTGTAAGATTTGCATACTTACCATCAAGTGCAAACAGTTCTTTGAAGTGAACAATATAATACTTACCTTGTTTATGAAGGATATGACAAGATTGATAGAGTTTCTTTTCCTTACGAGAAGCTACACCAATTCTTGTAAGTGTTTCACGGACCTTAAGAAAATCATCAGGTTCATTTAACCTAACCTCAACCATTTTCTCTTGAGACCAATTAACCTGAGGTTCAACAGTTTGATTCATTTTTTTCCACCAGTGTCAAGTCGTTTCTTTATAAATTCAATTTGTTCATGAGATAAAATTTTCATTACCTGAGATGCTTTTTCATTACTATAACCATAGTAACTCTTTACATATTCAAGATCTGTGATCTTATCCTTTCGAATCCAAGGAGAGAACCTTTTCTTCTTTCTCAGAATATTTATATAAAAATTATATTGTATATCTTTATCTAAGAAATGATACTTATTCATTTCATTAGCGAAGAGAATACAGTCAAGATGACCTGACAGGCATTTATTTACAATAAAAGGAGGATAATCCTTCTTGAGAGATGGATCCTCCTCCAAAAGATTTTTCTTTGTAAAATTAATTGAGTTTAACCAATCCTTAAGTTCCATATCAAAGAATCAACTTTTTATTAGGTGTTGCAATTGGAGAAAAAATCTTTTCATAATTCTCCACTACATCATCTCTGGCATCACATTGATAAACAATAAATTGTTTGTCAATTGTCAATGTTGTCTTATCTTTTTGAAGAATAGACCAGGGCCCAAAACCAACTTGTCCAGATGCATTAGGAATTGCTACAAGTGGGTTCTCAATCTCAATAGTGTTTTCATCTTCATTGATGAGGGTAAAGATAACTTCTTCACCCGTGTTCATACGAAATACTTTAACGTTCATTTTAATAAATCATTTAAAATTACATTCAACCATAATTTCCGTCAACGCCGCCAGAAGATTAATTTCTTGATCTGCGACGAACGCAATTTGATACTGATACTTAGCAATAATAAGGACAGCAGCAGCAATACCAGGGCCGTCCAGGGCATTATAACAACCATCGTAAATGCGGCGAAGAAGTAAAGAAGGATCATTATCCAAGTTATTAACGACCCACTTCCGTACTTCAGAAAAGTTTTTTTCTTTGAGGTTTTTAAAGAGATCATCTGTTTTTACATCACTAAAGGTTGCTAGAATTCCAGTGTCAATTTTACCACTAACAGAATATCTTTGACACTCGTTAAGAACACGTCTCCAATCTGGGAAGTGTTTATTGATAAGTTCTACAAGAACTTTTGGATCATATTCCACACTCTCCGTCTCAAGTATAGACCGGAGACGGTTGAAAAACTTCGCTGCAAGTTCTTGTCGTTCCTTTCCTTTGAGGGAGAAGTCAATGACGGCACAACGAGAGTGGAGAGGTTCAATGATTTTGTTTTTGTAGTTACATGTAAAGACGAATCTACAATTACCAACAAATTCCTCTGTAAACGCCCTAAGGGCGAGTTGTACATCCGGGGTTGTGTTATCTGCCTCATCAATGATGATGACTTTGTGTTTAGCATCTGATGAAAGTGATACGGTCGAAGCGAAGTTCTTCGCATTGTTTCTGACAGTATCGATGAATCTACCCTCGTCGGATCCATTAATGACATAAACATCTACTCCAAGTTCATTACAAAGTGCTTTAGCTACGGTAGTTTTACCACATCCAGGAGGACCGGATAAGAGGAGATTTGGGACCTCTCCTTGTGTTAGGAAGTCCTTGAAGGTCTTTTTAATACCCTCTGGAAGGATACATTCTTCAATTGTTTGTGGGCGATAAGATTCACACCAGACGAAATGTTTTCTATCAATAGGAGACATGTTATAATAAATAAAAGGGTCTGTAAGTTTCAATAATGATTATATACAAAATAACCAATGAAATCAATGGTAATTTTTATATTGGAAAAACTACAAAAACTATTGAAGAGAGGTTTAGAAATCATCTCTACGAGTCATCATACAAAAGAAGTAACACTCCCTTATACAAGGCAATTAGGAAATATGGGAAAAATAATTTTACCATAAAAATTGTAGAATGTGAAGTTCCCGTATTAGAACTTGATGATAGAGAAAAGTATTGGATTGAAAAACTACAACCTCATTACAATCTAACTAAAGGTGGAGAGGGAGGAGATACATCAAACTCCCCAAACTTTATTCAATCAATGAAAGAATATCATAAAAGAAAACCAAGAGAAGAATATGCAACATATGGAATGTTGGGGAAAACTCAACCTAAATCATCAAGAGAAAAAGTTTCAAAGGCCAACTCGTATCCAGTAGTATGTGAAGGAAAAGAGTTTCAATCAATAAAAAAAGCAGAAGAATACTACAGAGCCTTAGGAACACCAAAATCTGTAAGGAAAAGAATTGATAGTCCCAAACATAAAGATTGGTATAGAATTAGACCTAAAAGAGTTATACACAGATAATTCATTACGACTCATCAATTTTCCTCAATTCAAAAGAACCGTCTTTACAGTCAATCCATTCTAACACATCTCCTTCTTTCCATCCAGTTTCTTGGAGAATTTCTTCTGTGAATGTCAATACTCCATCATCATCAATAGTCAATGTTGTTTTCATACCCATTCAGGTTTACGGTTAGGTAATCGAAGGTAATTATCCTTTACCCAAGGTTTAGATGCAATATACATCTTATACTTTGTATAGATATCAACAGTTTCATTATACTTGAACTCATCAGGTCCTGCAAACACAAAGGGTTTAGGACCCTTACCACTACGTCCTGTGGGATCTCCAGTTGGGAGAATGGTCTTAGCATGAAGTAGAGTACCTTCACAGGTATGAACCTTACCATACCTCAACGTATACTCCTTACAAAGGGCCAATCCATGAGACAAGAGCCACTGCCAGTTCATCACAAAATCATTTGCCCATATGGTACAGGGATGATTCCTAAAAGACCCTTTATCCGTCTTGTAGGGGGTTCCATCGACCTTAGGGAGGGTTCCAAACCCATGACCCCATTTCTCAGAACACACAATGGCAAGCATCTGACAGGTCTCTAAAGGCATCTTAACGATGTGTTTGTCAGGAAGAACCCTTGCAGATTCCCAAGGGTCCGGAGAAGTAATAAAAATATTGATGGGAAGACCCTC